CGTTGCGCCTCGTCGACCGAGAGATTGCGTGTTGCTAGATACTCTGCTGCTAGATGAATCTGACTTGCGTACTGGTGCGTCGCCTGTAAGAGAAATTGTCTGTGCGAACTTGACAGCCTCACTGTAGTTACCTCCTTCTCTATGCATAATTAAATCGTATACATCTCCACCAACACCACATCCGTGGCATTTGAATCTTTCTTCTTCAAAGTTAATACCTGCTGATGCATGACTGTCCGCATGAAATGGACACTTAATTTTGCGCCAGCCGTGTCCCTCAGCAGGCACGGCTGCGCCTACATATCTTAAGTAGTCCGCGATACTATGTTTCACCCATTGCCTTTCTGATTAGGGCAAGCCAAATGCTGGCTGGCATTGTGCAATACCACTCGCCAACATCTGACTTACCTTTCCGTTTGTGCAGAACTGTCCCAGTCCACGCGTTGTCGTTTTTAATCTCTACCTCTAACTCTTTTACCCAAGCGCTCAAGTCCATGCGGACGTGGTCTTTAACCTCGATGGTCACTCCATTCACACCGCTAATATCACCTTTGTCTAGTTGTGCTCCTGCGATTCTGCGGTCTGCATATGGAAAGCCATTAACCTTTAACCACTTGACAGCATCTGCTTCTGCTTTACTGCCTTTACGCTTGGCTGCTGTACTCATTCTTGTGGCTCGTCCCTAACTTCTGTTAGTTCCCATCTACCTGTTTCTGCTTTCTTTGCACGTTCTTCTGCTATCTTTAATGATGATGCACGAATAACTTTTACTTTATATTGTGAGTATGTAACTCTATACTTTGGCATTACACTACCTCCTCTTGTTGGTATCTAACTGCTACATCTTCTAAGTACATAGACTCAGGATTAAATGACAGAGTAACATAGTTACTGCCTGTCTGGTCAGCCCGTCCGTATCTGTTTTTAACTGGTGCTACACATAGATATGTGTCATCTCCCTGTTTCATCTGTCCGATTGTAAGTACCATTGCTGGTATCTGATTGACCATACCCTGCACTGCGCTACGCGGCTGACAAGGATAGCCATCAAAGCCTTCTTTAGTATGGTGTAGTACCAACACTGCTGCGTTGGTATCTCTGGCTAGGTACTTAAGTTCTTTCATAACGGCACGCATTGCACCGAACTCATCGTACCCATCCATTGCTACATCCATTAGGTTGTCTACCACAATCAAGGTAGGACTCTTACCCCATACAGTTTCAAAGGCTGAGACTTCATCATCTAAGTCCTTGAGTGTGGGGCTAGATTCAAATGACCAGAACAAATGATTGTTGAGTTGCAGTATTTCATGTGATTTGTCTGGGTTATTTTTTAGCAAACTTTCTGCTGCTGTCTGTGTCATCTTGCCAGTCATGGCAATCAAGCGCATAGCCATTGTGTGTGCATTGGTATCTGCTGAAAAGTAAAGTGTCGGATGTTTTGTTTTTGCAGCAATAGACAATGCAACTGATGACTTGCCTGCACCTGGAGTGCCAGCGATTACAGTTACTTCTGCTCGACGCAGAATAATACCAGCCCTTTCAAATGCAGCAAAGGCAGGTGGCAACGGTTCGCCACCCACCTCTGCTTTATTTATAGAGCGTTTGAGGGTCTTCACTTAATCTGTTCTGGAACAAAGGTGTTCCATTCAGGTGACTGAACTGTTACGTATTGGTTCTTACACTTGTCGAAAGCACCCTTAGGTGCTGGACAAAACCAACCCTTGTATGGCTTGCCATCTTTACCCATACCTTGAATTGCAGTCATCTTGCCGTGTGGACAATTGCGCCCACCAATGATTTGAGTTGGTGCTGGTTGTGTGTAATCTTGTGCAGGAACTGGCGCTCCTGTTTCAATGATGTTGCCACCAAATGCTTGAGCAACTGATGTAACTGATGGGGCTGGAGTACCGCGTACTGCTGACTCTAGTTCCTGTGCTGCTGATGCGATTGCATGCACTGATAGTGCAATGATGTTGTCTAGTTCATCTCCGCTTTCTGCGCGGACTGTTACAAGACTACCTGCTGGTGTCTTTACTGTGATACTGATTGGTGCTTCGGTGCTAGGCACTATCTTCTCCTTGCTCAAATGGAGTGGCTAGACCCTTCTGGTCACGCCACTGTCTTACTTTCATTGCAAACTGTACACCTTTCCATCCTTCTTTGATGTCAACCCATACTAGTTTGCATGTTCCTGTCCCTGCTGGGGCATGAATTATAATTGCTTTATCTTTGTTGATGTCGCCCCATGTGCCACGGCTTGCCGTGTCCACCATATACGGCATGCCGTTGGCATAGATAGCCAACTGCATTGATATATTATTTGGATGGTCGATGCGACCTGTCTTAAGGTCAGCAATGAATCGCTCACCTTTATACTCAACAACTCTATCTGGTGTGCCAGCAATCTTAAACTTATCAAGAACTGTGAACTGTTCAATAAATAAGTTAGTTAATATACTGGTTGCTTGTTCGTAGGCTTTGATGTCTGGCATCCATTGTTCTGGTACTGGACCTAACTCTAATCCTAAATCTAACTTTTCTGTTAGTGCGTGTATGGCTGTGCCTATTGTTGCTGCCTTACTTGCACCTGCTGCATCCATTGCTTCTTCAATGTATGCATTAACTAACTTGTTATCTTCTGCTGCTACACCTATTGCTAGTAACAAGTCTGGTCTGCTTGTTAAACCTATTGCTGCCATTCTCATTTTCCATGCCGTTAATGCTGACGCATCATCAAGACTATTAGCGATTGTAGTAGCGCGAGTATAAGCAATTGCTTTACCACCTTTGGGTGGGACAACCATTGGTCTACCGTATCTATCTCTTGCTATTTCTGTTGGCATTACTCTCCCTGTTAATTAGTGAGCAGTTTACACACATACTCAGGTGTTGAAGGTTTGTGCTGCGCGACAGGTCCCACAATACGGTTTATCCAGAGAAGGGTTTTAACCATTCATAAACCTACCTTCATTGGCGCTATCGCTGCTATTGCAGTATGCATACCAATTCTATGTCCCGTGTTCGCAGATGGCGGGACCACCCATCCCCAAGTCTAACACATAGTAGAAATGAACAAACTCCTATGTGTCAGATAGCGCTGCTGATGTTGGTTACTCTCGCTCGATGTCTTGTACTCGTACATCTGGGTCGTGCAACTCTAAGTCGTAGCCGCTGACTTCGATGTTGTCCGTAATAATATCTTCAACTTCCTCAGGGGAGGTAGCCTTGATACCAGTAACAGTAACTGTAATCTCTACAGTTGCTGACCAGGTTGTAGTAAGTACATCTGAACCGATTGCTTCAAGCAATTCGTTAACGTCGTCACGATTAACTGTTGCTTCATCTGAACCATCATCAAATGCTTCTGAAAAGAAATCATACACTTTGCCACGCAAAGTTGCAATCTTTCTATATGCTTCTTGTGCTTCAAGCGAGACTGATTCTAGTCTCAACTTAATAGTAGCCTCACTCTTGATTAGTTCTTTGAGTGATTCTTCTGTGAAGTTGTAGGTTACTGCGTCTACTGTGATTGGATTTAAGTACATCATTCTCCTTAGATAGAAAGTAATTCTAGTGCTCGTAGTTTGATGCCATCATTGCGCCCTGCTAGGGTAGCAATACTAGCATCTTTCTGAGAGTAATGGTCAGCATATTCTACAACTGCTTGCCACAAACCAAACTCTGTGTCGCGAATGTTCTCTTGCGTTGGGCTATCTGAGTAGATAGCAAACGCTTTCTGCCGTGCGTTGAGAGCACGGGACTTAGCGTTCTTCTCACCCTTGGATAGTAGGTGCAGCGGTGCGTTCTCTATCTTGGTTGGCAATGCCCATACTTTTTTGAAGTAGGCTGTTGCTCTGTTGATGTCTGACTCACGTTGCATGAGATGGTTAGCCAGGTCGCTATACATATCAATGCTTGAGTAGGTTAGGTCAAGAAGGTTTCGCATATCAGATACTGATAGCACTGCGTTTTGTGTATGACGCAGCGTATAGGTATGTGCTTTATCCTTGGCTCTAAAGATACGATTGATTTGATTGGCACAAAACAATCGCTCAATGATAGGGCGTAGTACTACTGATGATGAACCATCATGACTGGTCTTGGCTAGCAAGAAGGCAGCATGTGGGTCGCCTTTGATTCCCATCTCTCTTGGTAATGACATGAGCATCCATACTTTTGCTCCGTCATCATACTCACCTGCTGCTGCATAGCGAGCCTCGCCTGAATCAATTAATCCATCTAGTGAGCCAAAGACTTCAGAGTTCTGAAAGACTTTGTATTTGTTACCCACTACACCAATGACTGACTCTTTTCCATCGTGTGTTTTTACGACTGCTTGTTTCTTTGGTACATGCAAGAAGTCAGAGGTGTGCATCTCAGATAATCCAACAGTCCAGTTAAGTCCCGCTTGTTGTGCTACCTGTGCTGCGCTGGTTGCTTCTACCGCTACGCCTGCTTTAATCCAGGCTGAACGGTTTTTCTTTTCTACTACATCTGCTGTAGTCATATGTCCCTTTCTTTACCATGAAGCCTGATACTCGAAGGCCCATCCTTCGGGTACATCTTCAATGAGTTTACTTACCATTCTCACAGTCTTTTCAAGACCATGAAAATACCATTCGTCATACTCTGTGCTTCCAAAGAAGAAGCCACCACCTGGTGGTAGTAGTTTACTTGCTTTAGTATGGTCTGCCAATACTTCTTCGCAAGCAATTTTTAGGTCAATTAAAGAACTGCGTGGTACATAGATTGGTTGGCACTCATCAACGCCGTCTGCTAATTCTTGAATGAACCAGTTGTGGATAGCATTAACCTTGCGCCAGTATCCAACTTGAATAGACACTGATGCAAAGGCTAAGTCTTCTGGGTTGTATACCCAATCTGTTGCCCCCACAAGGGAGGTTAAGATTGTGAAGTCAGCGTTCATTTTTTTATTGTGTGTTTCTGGTTCCCACTCAATAGATGAGATGCCCTTGCGGGCATAGAGATACATATCCAATCCCATGATTAGATACCCATTCCTTCTTTAACCTTTGGGTGTAGTTCGTATGTCATAGCAACGAACGCACCTGCAGGCCAGCCTGAAGTAAAGACTCTGTTAAGTAGGTTTGCTAGTGAATAACTAGGATTACTTTGTAGTGCCTGTGATAGCACATCTTTTGCTGATGTATCTTCAATTGAATACAAGTTAGCAGCCAATACACTAGCAACTGGTGCAATGAACTCACCTGGAACTACATCCATAAAGCATGCAAGGTATGTATTGACTACTGCAACTGGACGCTCAGATGGTAGACCTAACATAAAGTCACGCAACTGAATGTCTCTATGCATACCTGCTGTTATTTCTGCAATGTGGTCAAAGTCTGGCGCTTCGCCTGAATCAATCTGTGTATAGATTGCATCTGTTAAACGCTTGCGCTGCTCTAACAATGGTGCTTCTTTACCATTCTCATCTGTAAGAATAGTAAGATAGTTTTGTATTTCTTCTATTGTTACTGTCATTTGTTTTCCTTTTCTTTTGTATAGCGCTGGAAGGATTCCAACACATCTTGTTGTTGCTCTTGGGTAAGCATTGCCCATAGGTAGCCAAGTAAATAAAAGGGACCGAACTCATCATCATAAAGTTTTCTGGCTAACTCTTTTACCTCTGTTAGTTCTGCTATTCCTACTGTCATTTGTTTCTCCTTAGTACCAGCCATGTTCTCTCCAATGCGTCCATGCAACTGATGGTTTGTCGTAACGGTGCACTATGTAGCCCAGCCCCCGCTCAATCTGAAGCGGGGCTGGGGTATCGGGGTCAAGTTTTAATAGTTGTGGCACACCAAAGGCAGAACTAGTAGGGTTCTGCGCTTTGTGATTCCAACCTGATTCCTTACCCCATAGTTTCATCAGAGCACGATGCTCAGACAAGTTCCATTCGGGGTATGCCATCTTCATAAACTGTTTGGCATATAGTTTCAAAGCACGGGGAGTCCAATGGAACTCGCTCATCTCCGTAGGCTTGGCTTCTGTGTGTGGTTGTGCGTGTGCTACTGGCGTGTGCCCTGGCAGCATTGACCAGAACACTAGATACCATGCTGTAAGCAAGGCGAATAGTTTTTTCATCTAACAACCCATCTGTAGAGGATATAGAAAACTGTAATGATGAAGACCCAGGACTGTAATGGTGTGAGAGGGAGGATTGATATGTCATTCATCATCATCTTCTGTGTTGCAGACATCGCATAAAGTTCCGCATTGACTGCAGCAAGCATCATCATTCATCTCCCCACATCCTGTCTGGTTCTCCTGTATCATCTTTATCTTCTACATCTTTGTCTAGTGCTATGTCATCTTCAAGTGGTGGTTCGTAACTCATTCTTTTTCCTCACAATCTCCGCAGTCTATACATAGACCGCAATCGTCACAGAACTTTTCTGTGTACTGGTCACATGCATCGCATTGAGGTGGTACGTATGGGCCTGTCATTGTTTTTTAACCAATAGTCTTTCGTCTACTGGTGGTATTCTGCTAGACCTAGATGTATCTATACCACGATTGTGGCAGTATGCTTCGTATAGTTCGGCGTATTCTAGGGCATACTTGTGTGCCAAGAAACGCTTAGCATAATCAACTGCATTGTTTTTAATTATTGTTTCTTGTTTCTTATCCATTTGTTATTCCTCCACGTAGATTCGTCCAGTCGCCATCATCTCTTCGAGGATAGCGTTGGCTTTTTTGATTGATGTTATTGCTGTATCAATGGACTCGTTTAACTCCGCTATTTCATTTACTGTATAACTCACTTGACTTCTCCTATCTTTGCCCATGCGCATAGCACACAGTAGTTTCGGGGTGCTGTTCTATTTATATCTACAAGAATGTCAGTGCCACATGAGTGGCATGAATGTGTTTGGAACCTGGGTGTCAGGGGATAGTGTGCTTTTGTTATGAACTCTTTACTGTCCATACATCCTCCTTTGCTACATCTGGGTCTATGTAGTAGTAGTTACTGCGCGCCTGCTTTTCCGTTCTTAAAGCACGGCGCAGATTTGTATTCTCTTTCATTAACAACATGTTCTGCCTAATGGCTAGTGTAATAACTGCAATACTTGTAGTCAAGGCTATCAAGATTGCTAACATTGTCATGGAATCTAATAACATTTTGTTACCTTTCTGGTTAGATAATGAACTCGCTACTGTCCGTTGATGTTACTGGCCCTGCTTAAAAAAGGGAAGGCAGGTGAGAGCCTAAGCCCCCACCTGCCTTTGTCTTTATGCTTGTGTAACTGCAGTTAGTACTACCTGCTTGAGACCTGGCTTGCGGTCTTTGTTGTCAATGTTTGGGCGACGGTCCCATCGAGTGTTACCGATTCCCTCTGCGTTGATGTACGCGGTTTGGTCATCGAGCCAGTTGAGTGCTCGAAGTTCTGAGATTACCTTCTCGTCGAAGATAACTACTCGAGTGGAGTCAGAGCAAATCATGCGCCCTGTTGGTAGTTGTTCGTAGTCGTTGATGGTTGCTGTGTAGAAACCATTGCGGTCAACAACATTCTTGATAACGCTGTTCTTGAATGTGACTGTGTTCATTTTGTTTCCTTTTCTGTTGGTAGTGTTGTTGTGCAGACCTGCTCCTGCACTTGTTCAGAGCAGGTCTGCTTGGTTTGTTAGTTACAACTTGGACATACAGCGTGCTTGTTGCATACCATTCGACAGTCTTGACAGACCATCTCATGTGGACCTAAGTCCACGACCAGTTCAAAGAACCTATCGGATAGGTTGGTGATAGGTTCAACGAACTCCTCGCGCTCAGCCTTTGGGTCATACCATGTGCCCAAAGTGGTGGGCGCTATCCACTCATGACCACTTGGCTCAGTGATGCTGTGCCATTGGTTAGGGTAGATAAGGTTGCCTTCATCTACCATGTCATGGGCGAAGTCAGTCGCCCGTGAGTCGCGTAGGTCTTGGCAGTCCACGCATAGTTCCATCTGAATCATGCACTGGTAGCATGGGTTGGAGACAGTCAGTTCATCAGACATTGGTCTTTCCTTTCTTTTGGGTTGGTGCTAGCCACCAATCTTTCGGGCTATTCGTAAATCGCCTTGTCACTCTACACCTGTCTGCCGAATAGGCAGACGCTCAAGGTGGACAATTGGCAGGCTTGCCAATTTGACAAGTGCGATTACGATATGCCCGCGCCGTAGGCGCAACGGCCCAGAAAGTTCCGCGATTAGGCAAGGGCGCAATTAAGCATGGCAAACAGTGCTAGCCCCTAAAGGCTAGCCTGTGCAGACAGGCTATTGCGTTGGACGAACAGCATGCACAGCGTGGCTTTAGACACGCTAGCATCGGCTGGCGTACCGACTGGTGAGGGGTTGACCATTGCCAAGGCTATAGAATTTCATTTATTAGCCAGCACTCTACAGTTATATTATAAACAGAACTGGGGGCGAGACATGGTCGAGCGGATAGACTACAGTCCAGCATCGCTCTGTACAGTATAGACACCTGTTCTGTCAGTACTGGGGGCAGATATTTCTGACCCTAGACTGTTTAAATCTCTAGTAAATTATATATAGTATCTCTACAAAAGATTTTCCCGTACAATCCCCATGCCCTGTTTAGGCTGTTATTTAATAGTTTTAATTAAATAAAAAGATTTTTGCCTTTGCACCGTTCGGAATGGCTGTTTGAACGGGTTAATACTATATAGAGACTATTTCTTTTACTACCTAAGCAAGTTCTTCAGGAACTTGCGTTACAGACTGTATCTACTATCCGTTACTAACTGGTCTGTACTATATGCAGATGGGACAGTTACGTGACTTTTCAGAAGACTAATAACCCTCGTACCGCTATGGCGGCAGAGGCTAAAGCCAAAGTTTTGGCGCTGGTTTCTGAAGGTATGTCTGTGCATAGGGCTATGGAACAAAATGGCAAAAAGCCAGACACTGTTCGCATTTGGTGTTTAAGAGACCCTGCCTTTGCTACCGCCCTTGCCGAGGCAAAGGAAAACGCTAAAGAGCGTTCATTAAAAGCCATGGGCGTAGCCCGTGAAGATATTACCTTTCCTCAGTTCTCTGAGATGTTTTTGGACCAGCGGGTCTTTCCACATCATATGGATTGGATTGACCTATTAGAGGGACGCGAGCCTTCGTGGCTGCATCCCAATATGATTTATGAACCAGGTAATCGGAACCGCCTTCTTTTAAACGTTCCCCCCGAGCACGCCAAATCAACCGTCATTACGGTTAACTACGCAACTTATCGCATCGCTCTCAATCCGAACGTCCGCATTATTGTGGTGTCAAAGACCCTTATCAAAGCACGCGAGTTCGTGTACGCAATCAAGCAGAGATTATCTCACCCGCGCTGGCTCAAGTTACAAACAACCTTTGGGCCTGAAGGGGGATGGAAAGAAGACTCAGATACTTGGCGAGTTGATACGGTCTACCTTGGGAGTGATGCGAGAAACTCAAGTGAAAAAGACCCAACAATCCAGGCACTGGGTATGGGTGGGCAGATTTATGGTGCCCGCGCTGACCTGATTATCCTAGATGACTGCATAACTACCTCTAACGCTCACGAGCATGAGAAGCAGATTAACTGGTTGCAGAAGGAAGTTATTACCCGTCTGGGCAAAAATGGTAAGTTACTGGTGGTAGGTACCCGTATTGCGCCATCTGATTTTTATAAAGAACTCCGCGACCCTAAACATTGGTCTGGTGGCAAGTCACCTTTCACATACATGGGTATGCCAGCCGTTCTTGAGTATGGGGATAAGCCAGCAGAGTGGGAAACCCTTTGGCCTGCAAGTGATATACCTTGGGATGGGGATGAAGATACGCCACCTGATGAGAATGGGTTATACCCTAAGTGGGATGGCGAAACGCTTTTCAAGCGTAGAAGCGAAGTAACACCAGCAACATGGGCGCTTGTTTACCAACAAGAAGATGTAGTTGAAGATTCAATCTTTCCACCTGAACTGGTGCAAGGTTCCATCAATGGTATGCGTAAGCGTGGACCGTTAAGACCAGGGGTTACAGGACATCCACCTCAAGTTGAGGGTTACACTATTGTGGGCTTTGACCCCGCTATGGCGGGTAACGCTGCATTTGTGGCTATTACCTATAACAGAACAGATGGAAAGATTTATGTTCTGGATTGTTTAAACATGACAGAACCAACACCGCAAAAGATTAGGCAGGCCATTGAAGATTTTACGCTTCGGTATAAACCGCAAGAGTTCCGAGTTGAAATCAATGCCCACCAAAAAGCCTACTCCCTTGACGAAGAACTACGAACATGGCTCTCTTCACACGGCGTACGGCTTAATTCTCACTTTACAGGCAAGAACAAATGGGACACAAACTTCGGTGTGGCATCTATGTCAACACTCTTTGGCACTAGCCGTGAAGGCAAGTTCCAAAAGAACAACATTGTAGAATTACCTAGTACTGAAAACTCAGAAGGTTTAAAGGCGTTAGTCCAACAGTTAATTACTTGGAAGCCTGATACCAGAGGTAAGACAGATACTGTTATGGCTTTATGGTTTGCGGTTATCCGCGCCCGTGAGTTTATGCAGCAAAATAGCAACATTGCTAGGTACGCAAATAATCGTTGGGCTACTAGAGCACAGCAACATAAGCGTACATCAATTAACCTAGATGAAGCCGCATCCGAAATGTGGCAACAACAATACGGATAGGAAATAAATGCTTTCGATAGAGCAGATTTCAGCGCGAGTTGAATCCTTAAGGGAACGCGCTGCTGAGCGTGATGCACGCCAACAAGATGTTCTTGCTGTCCGTAAAGGACAGATAGCAAGTGTTTACCCAGACTTTTTTCCGCAGGGTGTTGACGCTAATGTAGTTGCTAACTTTATTGACATTGTTGCCCGTGACCTATCAGAGGTAATGGCACCACTGCCATCTGTTAACTGTTCTGCTGCTAATCAAGCAAACGACCGTGCTCGCAAGTTTGCAGACACACGTACCCGTATTGCTAATAATTATTTTGCAAACTCTGATTTGCAAGTACAGATGTATACAGGCGCAGACATGTACATCACATTTGGTTTCGTCCCTTTCATCATTGAATTAGACGAAGAAGCAGGGCTACCGCGTATCCGCGTAGAAAATCCAGTGGGGGCTTACCCAGAATTTGACCGCTACGGACGCTGTATCGCCTTTGCTAAGCGTTATTACTTAAGCATTGGAGAACTCGCTTCAGAGTTTCCTGAGTATGCAAGAGAACTGCTTGGTCCAGAAATGTACAAGCAGGACCTTAACGCTCAACTAGAGATAATTCGTTATTACGATGCACAACAATCTCTGTTGTTTGTTCCAGAAAAAAATAATCTAATTCTTTCTAGAGCGGCTAATCCGCTTGGCAAGATGATGGTTATTGTTGCTAAGCGTCCATCAGTTGATGGTGAGATGCGTGGACAGTTTGATGATGTACTTGGTATTCAATTGCTTCGTAATCGATTCGCATTACTTGCGATGGAAGCAGCAGAGAAGTCAGTACAGGCTCCAATTGTTCTACCAACAGATGTAACAGAACTTGAACTAGGTGGCGATGCAATTATTCGCACAGCCAACCCAGCAGGTGTAAGACGTGTAGACCTAAACATTCCGCCTGGTGCATTTACAGAACAGGCTTTGTTGCAGCAAGAACTACGCACAGGAACACGTTACCCAGAAGGACGTACTGGAAACATTGATGCTTCCATTATTACTGGTCAGGGTGTTCAAGCACTTATGGGTGGCTTTGATACACAGGTTAAATCTGCTCAGGCTATTTTTGCTTCTGCATTACGAGATGTTATCTCTGTATGTTTTGAAGTAGATGAGAAGTTCTTTGATGTTGAAAAGACAATTCGTGGTGTAGATGCAGGTTCTCCTTACAGCCTTACATACAAGCCAGGCAAGGACATTAAGAGCGACTTTACTGCCGATGTTCGATATGGCATGCTTGCTGGACTTAACCCAGCACAGGGACTTATTTTTATGTTACAAGCATTAGGTGGTGGATTGATTTCTACAGACCTAGCAATGCGTGAATTACCGTTTGGTATTAACGTAACACAAGAGCAAGAAAAAATTGAAATTGAAAATATGCGTAAAGCACTGGTTAGTTCTTTGCAGGCATATACACAAGCAATTCCACAAATGGCTGTACAAGGTGGGGACCCATCGGGCGTGGTAAAGAAAATTGCTGGAGTTATTAAGGCTCGTCAACGTGGCATACCAGTAGAGGATGCGGTTGAAGAAGTCTTTGCCCCAGAATTACCTCCTGCTGGTGCACAGGTTGAGCAACCGTCCCCTGTTCCCGCCGCGCCAGCAGGAGGCGCACCTCAAGCACCACAAGGTCCAGCACCACTACAAAGTCTTTTAGCAAGTTTAACATCAGGCGGAGAAGCCTCAGCATCAGCAAGGACAGTTACGCGACGCTAACTTAAGGAGGGGACAATGACAACGCTTGTAGCAATTCAAGGAAATGGTTGGGCAGCCGTTGGCTGTGACTCTCGTTCATCTGGTGATGATGGTCGCTTTATGGAATTAGCAACACATAAGATTATTGAAAACAACGGAATCTTAATTGCAGGTTCAGGCGCTAGTCGTGGTTCTAACATTTTGCAGTTTGGGTGGAAAGCCCCTAAGCCACGTGCTACAGATGACTTAGATGTGTTTATGACACAAACGTTTATACCAGCAATGCGTAAATTGTTTATTGATTCTGGTTATGACATGAAAGAGGACGGAGACGCAGCAGCACATGATTCGCAATTTCTTGTTGTCGTTCGTGGAGTTATTTACCCTATCTTTGAAGATTATTCTTGGGACCGCGATGTTCGTGGTATCTATTGTTCTGGCAGTGGTGCTGACATTGCTCTCGGTGCCATTGAGGCTTTTGCTAATTCTAGAAAACAAACTACGCCGAAGGTGGCGGAACTAGATATTAGAATGGCAATTAAAATTGCATCTCGTTGGGACATTCATACGGCTGAACCAGTTGTAGTAAAAGTACAGAGTGCAAAATGAGTAAAGAGTTTAGAGACAAAATAGAAGAAGCATTACGAATCCTTGTAGAAGAGGATGAGAAGGGGACTGAGTTTATCTGCACTAACTGGTTAATTATAACCGAATGGGCAGACTACGAAGGGTCCCGATATTTACACACAGAAGTTAGCGATGCCATGACACCGTGGAACGCATACGGCATGATGAAAATGGCACAAGAATACAACAGCGAAGTACTTGGTACTAAGCACGAACCTATTGAGCAAGAGGAGGATGAAGAGTGACAACTGCACCTATGGATAACCGTGGTGGGTATCGCCCAACAGCCCCTCAAAATAATCCAGCAAATGTTTCAGCAACTGGTGGCAATGGACAATCAGGCCGTGCTACACAACCTGCAAAGTATATTGCTGGCATGCCATACGGCGAAGGACAAGCAACCATGGAACAACAAATGGGTGCACCTATGCAGGGTACTGAGCAAGTTGGAACTAGTCGTTTAGATATTACTCCATTAACTGCTGAAACAAAGTTTAAAGATGAACCAATTACTGCTGGTGCAGATTTTGGTCCTGGTCCTGATTCTAGCATTTTAAATCTTCCTAGCACTGAGCAAACAATTCTTTCTGTTATTAGAAAGATTGCACAGCAAGACCCAACTGGTGACAGTGAATTAATTTATCGTATGCTAGAAGATAGTGGTGCTTAATGCCAGAGGTGCCACTAGACCCATCTGTAGCACAGTTAAGTCCTAACTTTTATTCTGCTGCTATTAAATCAACCCTTGATGCTAAATCAAGAGTAATGATTGAACAGTTATCTCAAAGCCACAAAAAGGGTAAAGACTTACTTAAACTAAGTGATAAAAAAGCACGTGAAGAGTTTTTAAAACTTGACCCAATTGTGCAAAACAACATCCGTTATATTTATTCTGACAAAGAACAATTCTTACCAGAACAAAATTTAGTAGGTAAAGTTGTTCAAGGCATTGGTAAAGCAGCAATGGGAACTGCTACAGGAATCTTTAGTCCATTTATTGCAGCATTTAAAGTTGCAGAAGAATATGGACAGGTTTTAAATACAGCAAACATTGCTCGTGCTCAAATGGAACAAGGTAAACCATTTACAAAGAAACTTCTTTCAGATTCTTATAATGGATTAAACTCTTGGCGATGGGATAAAGTTGCTAAATTTGAAAAGCAATATGGAAAAGCATTAATTGCTTTAGCAAGAGGCAATGCAGAAGGCCGCACAATTAGTGAGTCAATTGATGAATATGGCACAGTTGATGCTGACATGTATGCTGCTATTCAATTTATGGGCGACGAGCCTACTAAGTTTCAAAACCTTTTAGATACTCTTAAGTTAGAGACTCAGGTTTCACCAGGCCGTGACTTTGCAAATAAAATGCCAACAAACAACACTACTGTTAATAAAAATCACTGGGCTGTTAAGTTTACTAAAATGTTGGGTATTGATGTATCAACTAAAGAGGGCGTAACAAAAGCCAAAAAACTTGTTTCAGGACCAGTTGATGCTATTTACCAGGTTGCTATTGACCCATTAACTTATGTTGGTGTAGGTCCTGCAGTTAAAGCATTTACTAAAGGTGTAGACGGTATTCAAGTTGGTGCAAAAGAGGCCTTGCAATTTGTTGGTTTAAAATCTCGTGGACAAAGAATGGCAGACCAGTATCAGTTTATTTCTGAAAAGGCTGGCACTGCTTCTGCTGGAATGGACTGGGCGTTTCGCCAACCAGAAGTTGTTAACCTTTGGGATAACGAACTAGGTCCTTTGTTTAAAAAGTATACAGAGTCTTCAAGCCCAACTGTTAAATCACAGGTATGGAATGAAATTAAACAAGGCTATCCACAGTATCGCAATAGAGAGTTAGTAAAATTAGTTTCAACAGAGATGAAAAAAACTAATGATTACAATGCTGCTGGTGCAAAACGATTCTTTACACAAGTAGATGACTTTGACACAATGCTTAGTGGTCCAGTCGATGGTGTTTCATTTCGCCGTGATGGTATTCCTGTTGCTCGTTTTTATAGAAACATGACATCTGCAGTTCATAGAACTGCTTATGATTTGTTTAATCCTACTGTTGGCGCAAAAGCAACTGATGATGCAATCCGTCAAAACGACGAAGGTCTAAAGTCTATTATGGATACATTAAAAACAGTATCTAATGACTCAGAAGTTTTACTTAATCCAAACATTGAAGATATTTTTGCACTACAAAGCAATGTAAAAAGCGCACGTAAAATTGCCTATCAAATTGGAACTGGTTTAAGCCGTTCGCCTGGTCGTATTCTTTGGGGCGATGATTCCATTAAGACGGTTGAAAGCGTAAGAAACCTAGCCAACCAGGTAATGGATACAAAGTTTGCAGATGCCTTTGCTGAGGCTTATCCAAACGAACCAGCAGAAGTTCAGATTACAATGATTCGTAATCTTTACAATGCATTTATGATTAAAATTGGAATGTACGGTAGCCCTGGCGGTAAGGCTCAAGCAGAAGAAATTCTTGCTAAAACCTTTAACGAAACAGGTATGCTTTCTACAACAAGAAGCGAAGTGCCTCTTGAGTGGGTAGATGAGATTAGCCCTAATTTAATTCGTTATGAAAACGATATTCCATTTCAGGCTTCAAAGGGAATTATTGAACCATCTCAGATGACAGATGGTATATCACCACTTCCTTACGATTTGTTGTATCAGTATGCTGCTACATCTAAACTAAGTGAAAAGACTAACTTTACAAATCTACTTGGTGGGGCAACAAGAAATAATTTTGTTCGCAAATACACAGACTTTTGGGCAGACCTTACACTTTACCCACGTCTAGGTATACGTTCTGCTATTGACGAAACATTTTTCTTTTTTATGTATGCTCCTTACTACGATGTCAAAGCATTTCTTAAGGGTGAGGCAATATTCCCAACAAGAGCCTTAACCTCTATTACTGGTTCCAAGGCATCTCAAGGTCAGTATGCTCGTGGCGTTTATAAGGTCATGAAAAATCTTGACCCAACCAAAAAGTTTAGCCCAGAGGTTCGTTATAACGCTATTAAAAAGTTAGCGGAAATGGAATCTGTTAAGCGTGGATACAATGTTCCACAAGCAGAAATCTCAATGGCATTGATTCGTGAAGACATGGTTTATCGTGCTCAAGATTTGTACAAAAATACTGTTTCAGAATCAACTTGGAAAAACATTGAAAAGTTAATGCGTAATAATCCAGTTGTATTTGAGTCAATGATTAACTCAATGGGTGCACGTTCTTCTATATCTGGAAAGATAGATGTAGATTTTATAGATTCAATGTTTACTCCTAGCAATTTGAGTAAGATGATGACAGATGCTGGACTTGTAAAGAGTGGTAAGTATACTCCTCGACAGGTTTCAGAAATGTCAGAGTCAGCCATTGCTGTAACTCATTTTGATAACTGGTCTATTCGTTTTCCTTACAACAGTGAGCCTATTGCACCTGGAATAAAGTTATCTCCAGCCCCAGTTTTTTACAAGCATAACGCATTAAAGACAAAAGATGATTTTATTGCAGCCCGTAATGAGTTAATGGAATCTATGGGTGTTGGATACAATGATGAAATTGAAGGCTTCGCTGTAACTAACCCAGAACTAGCCAAAAGATTCTTATCAAAGTTTTCATCAACAGTTTACTACCGTCAAAAAGGTGTACCAGATGAGGCAATTGCACGTATCCATGTAGAGAACATGCTTCTTGACATGAGAAATACATTTCATGGTGGGCCAAACACTTACAATGAAGAACTATTTGATTTAGTTAAAAGCAAGTATGCAGAAATTGAAATTTTCCGCATGAAGTCTAAGCAAAGCATGGACAATGCTTGGGAAAATGCATCTGCTGCTCTTACCTTTGATGAGTTCCAGAAGGCAACAGTAGGTCGCCACCCAGTAAGTGGGGAAATTAATACACGACTTGTTAGCCATGGAGACAATAAAGACATGGCTGTCTTTGAAGAAGAAGGCGGATTGCCTAAGATTCTTGAAAAGTTCCAGAACTGGTCTATGGAAGTAATGGATGCAACCGTTACTGGCATGTATCGCCAGAAGGCTTTGTGGATTTACTTTGACCAAAGAATGGATAGTCTTGTTCCTTACGAAAACATGCTACGCAATCGCATGGAAAAGGAATTAATTGAGCAAGGCATGTCACCAGCACTGGCTAAAACAAGAGCGGCAGCCCATGCTGAGAAACAAACTGTTGAAATTGCCTTTAAAGACTCAAGCGAAAAACTTTTAGAGTATGTAGATAACCCAGAAGTTAAGTCTAACTTTGCAGTATCGGTCCGTTCTGTTGGTAGATTCTACCGTGCAACAGAAGACTTCCATCGCCGTATGTATCGCTTGTTTACAAAGGCACCATTACGTACTCTATATCGTTTGCGTTTACTAAACACTGGTTTAGATGCAGCAGGAGATGTTTACGAAGATGATAAGGGAGACAAGTATGTTGTATTCCCTACAGATACTATTATTAACTCTGCAATTGAACCAGTTATTCGTACCTTAACTGGCAACAAGACATTTAACATACCAACATTTAATGACATCACATTAAAGTTGCGTTTGATTAACCCATCTTTTGCACCTGATGCTGGTCAACCAGCGTTTGCTGGTCCTATTGGAGCAGTAAGCATTCTTTCTCTTCGTGCATTACTACGTAATATAGTTCCATTTGCCGAAAGAATTATACCTGGCAATCAAGAGGGTATGGTTGCAGAATTACAACCTAGATTTGAAAAAGCCGCTGACGTAGTTGGTCAGATTGGATTAGGCAACTTTGCTGATTCAATGACATTTAGAAAAGCAATAACACCTATGCTTGTTGATACAAGTATGGGTGCATTATCAACGCTTACTCCATATGAGTGGGATAGACAGACTACAACTGCAACTCTTCAGGCAATGGCTTATTTCCAGGCTAATGGAATGGGTATTTCAGAGGATGCCACAGCCGAAGAAAAGAAAAAGTATATTGATAATCTAAAGATTTCTGTTAGCAATATTATGATTGGTCGCACTATCTTGGGTTATATATCTCCAGGTATGCCAACATTTAAGGAAAGTAAAGACCTACCTGCATACATGCGTAAGGTTGGCATTACATCCTTTAAGGCAGAGTTCTGGGATATTTACAATGGTATTCTTCGTAATGCTGGTGATGATGTTAGCGATGTATTTGACCTAGCAGTTGCTACATTTGTAGGCAAAAATCCAGGCAAGGTAATCTGGACAGTGCCACGCACCGATAAGGAATACAAAGTATTTATTGCACAGACAACTGAGGTTAAAGACTGGGCTATTAAAAACAAGTCCTTTGTAGATACCTATAAAGAAGTTGCTTATTTGTTTGCGCCACGTGCTGGTGATTATAACTCAGATGTTTATAACTGGCTACAAGCAGAAGGTTTAATTAAGTTACCAGAGTTTGAGGATTACTTACTACGCCTTCAAATTGCAGAAGATAAAGAAAAATACTTTGAAATCGGCAATCAATTAGAAAAAAGACTTGAAGTGGTTGGCATAACACAAGAACGCAAAGAGTTAATTAACATTGCTGCTCAATCTAAAAAGGATTTAATTACTTCTAATCCTTACCTAGAGGCTGCTATTAATGGTTCTATTAATGAGCGTGGCGAACTAGGTAAGAAGTTTAAGACCCTTAATGAGGCAATCAATAGTAATAAAACTCCTGTTGATGCGCAGACTCGTAAGGCCATGAAACTAATTCTTGAAGAAGTAGCATCCTTTGTTGTCATGGCTGAGGATGAATCTATGGGTAGACGCTATGACTTTACTCAAATTAAAGAACAAAGAAAACTAGAGATAGTAGAAATTATTGACAAGTTAGTTAAGTCTAGCCCAGCAATTTCTGAAGCAAATAGGTTGATATTTAAACCATTACTTAATTCATATTCAAGAGATGTTAATACGGCAGGTCCTACGGAGGTAAATAGATAATGGCTGCTTCTTCACCAGACCAAGCCCGTGCTCAGCAGGCGGCAAAAGACAAGGCTAATGCTAATAAGGCTAATGCTAGTCGTGACCAAAAGAACTCTCTTGAAACAAACTTTGGCGGTTCACAACCAAAATACTTTTTAGACTTTGACCCAAGCGGTAGAGTTCGTATTCTTCAGACTCTTATTGGCGGAGAAACAGAACAAAGATTTTTAATAATTAATCCAAATGGTCTTGACTATAGTTTTGCTAACAAAACACAGGTAGTCAAGGCAATTCGTGGATTATATAAGAATCAAAAGGAAGCATTGCGAAAGCAATTACTTGACCTTGGTTATATAACAGAGCGAGAGTTTGACACTCGTAGCGAAACTGCACTTAACAGTGGTGTGCTATCTGCTGCTAATGAGTTCACAACAGAGGTTGTAGATGCTTACACTGTAGAAGGCACAACAAAATTTCCTACATTTGATAAGTGGTTAAACGGCAGACCTGCTGCTGGTGGTGATGGTGGCAAAAAAGACTTACCAGTTCGTGACATTAACCTTATGGACCGCGATGTAGTTGAGGCAATTATTAGAGATGTTTATATGTCTGAACTACAAAAAGAAGTAGACCCAAAAATTATTAAAGCCAAGACTGACCGTTATATGGAGCAGATTGAAAAGGGTACTTTAACTACCATTAAAGAAGGTAGCAAAGAAGTAGTGCGTAAATCAACAGTCCCTTTTTCTGAAGCACAAGTACGTGCTGAACTAGGTGAAGAGATACCAAAAGAAAATACTGTGGATTACAACAGGGCACAGAGTCTTAACTTTCTTACTTTTTTATCAGGAATGGAGCGTAAGTAAATGGCAGACTTGGCTACCCTTCAGCAACAGTATGACAATGAATTAAAAGCAATTAATGATATGCCACCAGGGGCTGCAAAAACAAGGATGCAATTAGATTTTGATGTTAAGTATCCTAAAGGCAGGCCACAAAAGGTAGAAGATACAGCCAATGAAGGCGCAGCAGCGGCATTAGCATACGGTATAACAGAATCTTTAATTGCTGCCTTTCCAGAACTACGTCCTATCTATGAAAAGTTTTTGGCTAAAGATTATGCTGGTGCTAGATTAGATTACTTTGCAACTAATTATTATAAAAATCTAACTGATTCTGCTAAGACTCGACAGGGATTAAAGGCAACAGCCCGTGGTCAGTATGACCAACAACTAGAAGCATACCGTTTAAATCAACGTAAGCGTTTAACTTCTAAAGGTATTAACCTAGATGATGAATCTTTTAATCTTTTTACAGAAACTGCATTTGATTCAGGACTAGATGAAAATCAATTAGATATTAGGATTCTTAATTCTGGAAAGTTTGGGCCAATTGGTGGCTCTACCCTTGGATTAGTTAATACACTTAAAGCCTATGCTGATGATTATGGTGTAAACAATTTATTAAACCAGTCATTCTGGGACCAGAAGTCTATGGATTTATTTGCTGGCAGAATTACAGAGGATGACTTAGAACAAGAAATTCGTAACCTATCGGCTAGTGCCTACGCTGCTTATGCACCTGGCATTATGGCTGGTCGTACTCTTGCTTCACAAACATCTGCAATTAAACAGACATATGCAAACCTATATGGATTAGACCCAGATACTGTGTCATATAGCGCACCAAACTTTATGAAGTTACTTCAGTATGTAGACCCTAGGACTAAACAACCAGCACCTATTCCTTTATGGGAAGCGGAAAAGATTATTAAATCTCAAGATGATTGGTTGTATTCAAAACCCGCTCAAGACCAATTCAACCAGGTTGGTGTTGGAATCCTTAAAGAATGGAAACTTATTTAATGGCTGATGCAAGCGTTGCGTTAAGAAAACTTCAGTCAGGTCAGGCATTAAATGATGCTGAAAAAAAGATTCTTGGTATATCTGTAACTGTTGTTACTCCTACCCCTACACCTACTCCAGCACCAGTTGCTGCAAATGATTTTATGGAAGAGGCTATTCCTTTAAATGTTAAAGGTAGCACGGGCGGAACTCCTACTGACACATCTAAAATAACACAGGCTGAAGTTACTGCTGCTTCTATTGCTGCTGCAAGAGAACTAGCAATAACGCCTTATACAGAACTTTCTGCTGCTGAAAGAGCAATGATGAGTCAGTCAGAAAAAACTGCTTATCTTAAGGCAGCCCGTGAAGAAAAGATGCGCCTTGATACGGAAGAACGTGCAGCATCTGACCCAATGAAAAACCCAACTGAACGTCCACAGGCTGCACAAGATGAAGAAGGTTATATAAAGTATTATGGTTGGGTTGGCGGAGCATCATCTGGAAGTTGGAAACTTTACAAACAAAATAAACTTTCTGCTTCAGCAGACCAAATTCGTTCTGCAACGGAACGTTCTCAAGGTGGAACAACACAGGCTAGTTTTAGTAGTGCAGTAGGTGCAAACTTTGTGCCTACGGGACAAAATAACATAACTGGAACAACTGACACAACAGTTAATCCAACAGTAAGTACTACCACAACTACTAATCCAACAGTAAGTACAACTACTACTACAAATCCTACTGTAAGCACTACTGCTACAAGTACTACAGGATTAGATGCTCAGACTACTGCTTTAATTAAATCCTTACAAGACCAAATTGCAGCATTGACCAAACAGGTTACTGGTACAACAACAGCAGCAGCGGAACAAAAAGCACTTGATGAAAAGATACGTAAAGAAAATGCGCTTGCTAGTTTAACTTCTACATTTACTAAATATAACTTGCAGTCTTTAATTCCAAAGATTAAAGAACTAGTTATTAATGGTGCAACTGAATCTACCATTGCTTTAGAACTAGCAGAAACTCCTGAGTATAAGCAAAGATTTAAGGCAAATCAGGAGCGCTTAAAAAAGAACTTAGCAGTATTAGACCCTGGTACTTATATTGGTATGGAAGATTCATACCGCCAAGCATTACGTGCATATGGCTTAAAGCAATTTGATACTGATGATTATGTATCTCAGTTTATTGCTAACGATATTTCTGCTAACGAGTTGTCTAACCGTATTGTTACTGCCGTTCAGCGTGTGCAAAATGCTGACCCAGCAATTACCAAGCAGTTACGAGACTTTTATAACATTGGTCAAAATGACCTTGTTGCTTATGTGCTTGACCCTAACCAACAGTTTCAGAAGATTGAGCGTCAAGTTCAGGCTGCTGAGATTGGTGTTGCAGCAGCCCGTCAGGGCATTACTGCTGGTGTTCAAGTTGCTGAACAATTGGCTGCACAAGGAGTTTCTCAAGCAGAAGCACAAAAGGGTTATGCAACTATTGCAGATATCCTTCCTGATGCTAAGAGACTATCTGATATCTATGGTACAACCCTTGAAGGTTATGACCTTGGACAGGCAGAGCAAGAAGTATTTAATCAACTTGCCTCTGCTCAGCGTAGACGACAGAAGTTAACTCAACGAGAAGTTGCAGCATTTGGTGGTTCAAGTGGAACCAACAGAACAAGTCTTACTACATCAAGCGTAGGACAAATCTAAAATCCTGACATGGACCTATCGGCCCCATGCAGCGTAATAGACCGATAGTAGGAGCCAGCCAGTTTCCCCGAACTGAACTGAGGCCTGCGAACTAACAACGAATAGAAGGGTGGGTTGCTATGAGCAACAACAACTGGGATGAAGAAGACGATGACTTTGATACAGACATCGATAACTCTGACGGAAGTGACTTGGTAAAGAAGTTACGGAAGGCAAAGCGTTCGGATGAAAAACGTATTAAAGAACTCACAGAGCAACTTGAGGTATTTTCCAAGGCGCAGCGTGAGTCAACCGTTAAGGAAGTCCTAGAAAAGAAGGGCGTAAATACTAAAGCAGCACGGCTAATCCTAAAGGACATATCCGAAGTTAATGAAGAGTCAATTAATAATTGGCTATCTGACAATGGAGATTTAATTGGGTATCAGCCTCAGTCAAACAATGACGAAAACAATCTTGCGGCATTACGTCAGCAAGACATTGTTACGCAGCAGGGTATTTCGCCAGATAAAGCAAATGATATGAACGCTCGACTAAATGGCAATTTTGAGAGCGCTGAAGATTTTATTGCTTTTCTTCAATCACAACAATAATATCCGTTCATAGTCAAGGAGACTAAAAAACATGGCAAACGCATATACAGATACCTCGAGCGGTTCGTTCGGCGGTACAGTAGGCGGCGCTGGTCTCGTACAAAAGGCGTATGACCGCCTTCTCGAGTTCGCTCTCCGTTCAGAACCCCTAATTCGTTCTGTCGCAGATAAGCGCCCCGCACGTCAATCAATTCCAGGTTCAACAGTAGTTCTACAGAAGTACGTTGACCTAGATACAGTAACAGGAACACTGACAGAGACAGTTGACCCAGATGCAGTAGCACTGACAACACCAACCTCTATCACAGTAACACTTAATGAGTACGGTAACGCAGTTCTAGTAACTCGCGCATTGGAACTCTTCTCACTTGCAGATGTAGACCCAGCAATTGCTAACATCATTGCATACAACCTAGCCGATTCTATCGACACAGTTGCAATGACAACTCTACGCTCAGGTACAAACAACATCTTTGCAGGCAACGCAACAGCAGTTGGAAACGTAGACGCAGCAGATACACTAGACTCAGCAGACATCCGTCGCGCTGTAGCAAAGTTGCGTGCTAACAAGGCTAAGGGCCGTCGCGGAAATGCATACTGGGTTGGTATCCACCCAGAAGTTTCACACGACCTTCGTGCTGAGACAGGCGACCTAGGATGGCGCTACCCACAGTCACAGTCTGCTTCAGAAGCAAGCAAGATTTGGGCTGGAGAAATCGGTGAGTACGAAGGCGCGTTCTTCGTAGAGTCATCACGTTTATACAATGCTAAGACAGGTGCAGACCAGTCAACACTAGCAACAACAGCAGTAACAGTAGCAGGAACATCAGCAGGATTTACATTCGGCGTTGCTTCATCTGCAGTTATTGCAACACGTGCTGAAGTTGGTGACAAGATTGCAGGAACAGGTATTGCTTCAGGTGCAAAGATTACTGCTATCACTACATCAGGTTCAACAACTACATTTACTGTAGACACAGCAAACACAGCAGCAGTAACAGTTTCAACAACTGTAACTGTAACTCCAGTAACACGTGTATTTAACACAATCGCATGTGGTTCACAAGCAATGGCAGAAGCCGTAGCGGAAGAACCACACGTAGTTATTGGTAACGTAACTGATAAGTTGATGCGTTTCCGCCCAATGGGTTGGTACGGCGTACTTGGCTTCGCAGTCTACCGTGATGAGGCTCTATACCGAATCACATCTGGTTCATCAATCGCTGCTCTCTAGTAGTTAATTGACTGTAGGGCTGGGGCAACCCAGCCTTATGGTGAGTCCACTAAAGGAGGATAAATGTCTAACTGGTTATTTAAAACACCAACAGTTGAAGAAGGTCCTGCTGGCATGCACAGACTGTTTGAGTTTTATAAGTTGGACCGTGGTATATCTATTGTATTAAATACTAATGGACAGTACCAGCAAATTCGTTATCCACTTGATTCTGATTTACCAGACTATCCAGTTGTTTATCGTGGTGGATATAACTACACAGTAGACGATACTACTAAGGCAGCACTTATTGCTGGCAATGTAGGAATAACGGAAGCAAACTTTACGGAAGTATGAGCCTACATCAAATACAGACACATCCTGAATATGTAGAAGGATGCTTTGGATGCAAGGTTATGACCCTTGAACTAGGTACAGGTGATGCCGACTCTCGTCGTCAAAGGCCACAAAAAGCATTTAACGAAGAACTTAATGCTTACAAGGAAGCCAGAGCACAAGGCATACAACCTGGCGGTACATCAATGCAAAAGATTCGTGAAGCCGAAAAGGCTTCCGAAGTATTAGGCAAGCCATACAACTCAAACACAATGCCTGATGCAAACAAAGTAAACAAATCAACCGCAGCAGTAATGAAAGAGATAGGACAAATATAATGCCAATGGTAGGAACAGAGAAGTTTGATTACACACCAGCAGGTAAGGCTAAGGCTAAGAAGGCTGCTAAGAAGATGGCCATGAAAAAGACTACAAAAAAGATGGCTATGAAAAAGATGGGCAAGAAGAAGTAAATGGCAAACCCTGTTAAAGGAGTTATTAAGCGAGTCAAAACGGTAGCCCGTGAAGTCCGTGATATTCCTACAGCATTGGGTACTGGTATTGCTGCTTCGCAGGATTATAAGCAGCGCGGTCCTGGAAATGCTGCTACCGCAAAAGCAAATGCTAACGCTTCAGATAAAAACTGGGATAAGCAGTTAGCAGAAGTTGCTAAAGCAATTGTTAAAGGAAAATCTGGAACACGCTCAGACAAGTTTGATTCAAAAGGTAAGTATACAAGAGGATAAATATGAAGACTAAAAAGCATCCTGGATTTAAAGCAGTCCAAAAAAAGATTGCTAAGAAGTCTAATGTATCTATGGAAGCAGCGGGTGCAATTCTTGCATCATCTAGTCGTAAGACTAGCGCTGCTGCTAAGAAAAAGAATCCACGTTTAAAGAAGGTTAAAGGATAATGTCAGACCCTAGACTAAAGCGAGCAGGAGTGTCAGGCTTTAACAAGCCTAAGCGCACACCAAATCATCCAACAAAATCACACGTAGTTGTGGCTAAAGAAGGCGATAAGGTTAAAACTATTCGCTTTGGTCAGCAGGGTGTTACTGGCGATAGAACGCCAACACCACGCCAGAAGTCTTTTAAAGCACGTCATGCTAAGAACATTGCCAAAGGCAAGATGTCAGCAGCCTATTGGGCGGACAAAGTCAAATGGTAAAGAAGAAGGCTAAGTCTAAAGTCAATGCGGCTGGTAACTATACTAAGCCAGCAATGCGTGCTGCTTTGTTTAAGAAAATTAAAGCAGGCTCTAAGGGTGGAGACCCTGGTGAATGGTCTGCTCGTAAAGCCCAGTTGCTTGCAGTTGAGTATAAAAAAGCAGGAGGCGGTTACAAATAATGGCACTTGCTAAATCACAGAAGTCTTTAAAGAAGTGGACCAAGGAAAAATGGACAACCTCTGATGGTAAACCTTCTAAGGGCAAGAAAAGATATTTACCCAAAAAAGCATGGTCTGCGTTAAGCGCATCTGAAAAAGCAGCCACTAATAAGGCTAAGGCTGCTGGCAATGCAAAGGGTAAGCAGTTTGTAAAACAACCAAAGTCAATAGCAAAGAAGGCTGCGAGGTTTAGATAATGGCAACAGGAGAAGCAGGTAGCACATTTGCTGACGAATTGAATCGTCTTGCAAACGGTGGAACATACCCAGCACTAACGGCATATAAGTCTGAGCAAGGTGCAGCCAATGCTTACGCATCAACTAGTGGTTTAGGTATTATAGCAGCACTAAACATTAAAGCCAGTGCAAACCGTCAGCCTAACGATTACAAGATGCTAAACGCTATCTGTAATGAATTAGCAGGAACTACTGGACTATCAGCCGTTGTTGCATTAAGGAGCATAGACCTATGACAACTCTAGCACAGATGATTGATGAAGTCCTTATTAACCTTTCAGGTTATACATACCAACAGGACCGTTCAACAAACTTAAAGACTGCAGTTACAACACTTACATCTCCAAGTACAGCCCCTACAATCCTATCTCTAGGAGATACGAGCAACGTAGGTAAAGGCATACTTGAGGTTGATGAAGAGTTAATGTGGGTTGATTCATTTGACCGCGTTGGTAACACAGCGACTGTATCACCTTACGGCCGTGGGTATCTAGGCACAGGTGCTGCTACACACGCAGCCGATGCGAAGGTTACTATCTCACCTATCTTCCCACGCTATGTAATTAAGAAGGCAATCAACGATACTATCCGTGCAATGGGTGCTAGCCTACTTGCCGTTAAGCAAACAACATTTACTTTCAATGCAGCAATTAATACTTACGAATTTGAAGACTTAGGTATTGAAAATATTCTTACTATGTCATGGCAGGATACAGGTCCTTCTAAAGAATGGATTCGTATTCGTCGATGGGACTTTGACCCATTCGCAGATGTTACTAATTGGGGTGCAAACTCACAAACTGTAACCATC